ACTTAGCACCTCCCTGGAACTTCTGGAGGGCCTTCCTGGCGGCCGGGGACAGTTTCTCTTCGGGCCCCTTCTTCCGCGGGGCCTTCTTCCTGGGCGCCTTCTTCTTCGGGGCGGGCGCGGGCGGAGCCGGAACGTCCTTGCCGCCGTCCCGCCTCTGCTCCTCGGCCCCCTCGATCTCGGCCTCGATGATGCAGGCCAGGTTCCAGAGCGCCTCGCCGGACATGGTCACGTCCGCCCGCAGGAACAGCTCCCGCCACACGCTGATGGCGGCTTTCGCCGCGCGGTAGGACAGGCGCGTGTTCTTGCCGTCCTCACGTCCGGTCAGGATGCCGAGGACGCCGAGCGCCTTCAGCTCCTTCCAGACGCGGAACTTCGAGATCCCGCCCTGCTCCTGCCTGGTGGCCTGGACCACCGCTCCCGCCTCGTTAAGCAGGAGCATCTCGTCCTTACTGGGTTTCTGGATGGTAGCCATGGGGCAACCCTTTCTGTTTTCGACCGCACACCACGTACGGTCACAAAAAAACCTCAGAGAGCTCTGTTGTGAGCCCCCTGAGGTCGTGACCGGCGGAGCCGGTTTTAGCGTTCGTAGGCGGAAAGCTTGTCCAGCAATGCGTCGAGTTGGGCGTCTCTGTCCTCGAGCTCGAGCTGCCTGGCGTAGAGCTTTCGGCACAGCTCGTCGTTGCGCTCCTGGAGCTCCTTCTTGGCCTCTGCGAGCTCGCGCACCTTGTCGGAGCCCATGTCGAGAACGCGCTCCAGGTGAGCGATACGAGCCTCGTCGGCTTGCGCCTGCTCGTACATGCCCTCGAGCCTGTCGTGGAGCTCCTGCTCCGTGTCTGTGGACTGCTGGTTGTCGAGTATGCCCTCGAGCTCATCGATGTACGCGGCGTGGTTATCCAGCCGGGCGTCGAGCTCCTCGATCAGCTTGTTGCTGTCGTTGAGCTCCTTGACGAGCGAGTCGTTGACCTGGCGGGCCCTGTCGAGCCTCAAGCCCTGCTTCCGCCACAGGGAGAAGGAACGCAGGCAAATGACGATCAGAGCGACACAGATGATCAGAAGAGCGTTGGAGAACATGATGAACCCTTTCGATTGAGGTACTTGACAAATGTCACCAACAAGCCTCATGATGGGTTCGTGAGGACCTGCACAAGGGTGAGAGGCGGAGCCGACTTAGGGGAACTGGTGTGAACTGCGCGAGGATAACGAGGTCGCTTAATGCCGCCAAAGGCGCTGAAAATGCCGACCTCCCCATGAAACCAACGTCTAACATACTCAATAGGAGTTATATTATATATATATATAACTACCTACTCTCCCTCTTACTCTCAGAGTATCTTAACAATAGAAATCCTAATAAGAAGATGGAATCATGAACGACGAAAATAGTCTTGTTGAACTTCGGGAGGATGGAGAGGGTACACTTTCCCGTGCACTCCAGGACACTCAACTTGCGTCTAGTCAAGTACTTAGGCGTGAGCTAGACATCCTCTCCGAGCGTGTCAGGAAGTCCAAGCTGAAGCTGAAGGACAAGGTGGCTCTAATGAACTCCTTGGTGCGTTCTCATGAGTCGCTGACGAAGACCGAGCGCATGGCCGCGGGCCTGGACAGCCGTCACTCGAGCGTGGTCAATGCTGGTGTGATCATAGTCCCGCACAAGACAGGGAGCGAGAGCTGGCATGAGCTGGCCCTTGAGGAAGTCGAGCGGGCCCAGAGTGAGGACGGCTCCCCTGCGGGCTCTTTGAGCGCGGAGGGGTAGGCCCTTGGTCCCGAGAGAGGTTTTGGTTTTTCATGTCCCCGCTCCAAAATTTCAGTAAAAAAACGAGGGTTTTTGGTGGTTTGCGCAACGTCCGGGGTTTGGGTGCGACGCGTAGCGGTGGAATGCGTTTGAGTCCGTTGCGTCAGTTTGAGAGTCCGTTGTTGTTGCGTAGCAGTAAGGCAGTGGGTTTTGATTTGGCTGGTGGTTTGCGCAGTGCCCGCAAGGAGAGTTTAAAAGGTAGCGTGTTACAGGGTCAGTTAGGTTTGTTGGGTTATTTGAGAGGCAGGTCACGATGAGTGGCGCTGTTGTGTGGATGCCTCAGCCTGGTCCTCAGACGGCTTTTGTGATGTGTCCGTACGAGGAGGTTTTGTATGGGGGTGCGGCTGGAGGTGGCAAGAGTGACGCTCTCATCGGTGATTTTGCGAGTGGGATCGATCGTTGGGGTAAGGCGTGGCATGGTCTCATTGCTCGCCGGACGTTTCCTCAGTTGGCTGAGATCGAGAAGCGTTGTCTTGAGATTTTTTCCCCGCGTTACGGTGCGAGTAGTTACAAGCGAAGCACTCACACCTGGCATTTCCAGACTCCGAATGGTGAGAGCACTCTCAAGCTTGCCGCTATCGATGATGAGATCAAGGTCATCGATCATCAGGGCCAGCAGTACTCATACATTGGCATTGATGAGGCTACGCAGTGGCCCAGTGATGCTGTTCTTGATTACCTCATCACGCGCACGCGTTCGCCGAAGGGCAGTCCTACTTATATACGTTTGACGGCGAACCCTGGCGGTGTGGGTCATGAGTGGGTGAAGCGTCGTTTTCGGATTGGCATGGTTCCTCCGATGGAGCCGTTCCAGGTTGAATCTCGTCCTCGTCCTGGTGCTGAGGGCAGTTCTTTTGTGACTCGCGTGTTCATTCCTGCCCGTGTGACGGACAACGCGATTTTGATGAAGAACGATCCGACGTACATCGACAAGTTGAACAACATTGCCGATCCGATTCTGCGTCGTGCGTTGTACGGCGGCGATTGGAACATCGTGGCCGGTGCGGCGTTTCCAGAGTTCAGCTTGGAGCACCACGTGCGCCCTGCGTTCCACATTCCTCCTGGGACGCGTGTGATCCGGATGATGGACTGGGGTTTCGCGAAGCCTTACGGGTGTCTGTGGCAGTATGTGAGCAACGATGGTCTCACGTACTTGATCAACGAGTTGTACGGCCGCGGTGCCCGTGCGGGTGAGGGCAGCCGAGAGCCTGCGGCTCAGGTCTGGGAGAAGATCCAGGCGATTGAGGCCGAGCGTGGTTGTGTTGTTTCTCAGGCGTGGTTAGACCCTCAGTGCTGGGCTGACCACGGGAACGAGGCGAGCGAGTTTGAGTTGCTAGGTGGTCACAAGGCGCGTTGGCGTCCTTGGCCGAAGGGCAAGAACAGTCGGCGTCAGCACAAGCAGATGGTCCATGAGATGCTGAAAGTGGTCAACGGTGAGAGCCGGACGATTGTTTTCGACCACTGCAAGGAGTTCATCCGCACGTTTGGCACGTTGCCTCTCGATCCTCGCAATCCTGAGGACGTGGACACGACTGCCGAGGACCATCTGTACGACGCCTTCCGCGGTGGCAACGCGAGCCGGGCCCGCTGGAACAAGCGGTTCTCACCAGGCCAGGAGCTGGACAGTTTTGACGGTCTCGTGGTTGAGAGTTCTCATGTTAGAACGTACGGGGGTTGGTAGCTGTGTCACGCTTACGTGTGGACGACTGGCCTCTTGCGACCCCTGGTCTGATGATGGAGATGGACTCGAACGGTGATTTTTTGCCTGCCGAGTGGCGTGTCCGGCGGGGTTTGCGCCTCAGGACGGTCCTGGATGTTGAGAGGGGCCGCGGGCTGCGTCCTCGGCGCGTCGTGGGGCGCCACCGCGAGGTTCGCCGGTGCTACATTGTTCACCGCCACGGAGACGGTGAGTACGTTTGCAGGAATCTGGCTTACGCCCGGCACGTGGCGAAGTGCCTGAACGCTGGCAAGAAGGTCCGCTCTGAGGTCAAGTGGGTTGTTGACAACGGGTTTCGCCTGACACGGATGTACGATGAGTCTCAGGGCAAGCCTCACAGGTTCTACTATCGCGACATGGTGATCCGTGCGTTCGAGTACGACATCGAGGCCGAGAGTTTCCAGGCCTGGTACGAGGCGCGGCGCACTGCGTTGATGGAGCGCTCGCCCCGTAAGGAGTTCCAGGCGAGTGAGTATCTTTCCTTTCGTGAGCGCGAGGAGCTTGACAAACCCCTGTCAGAGCGTGTATATGAGCTCTTGTCGGTTCTCACCGGTACTGAGGAAGGCGTGGAGGAATGATCATACGCCGGGTTCGCGAGGAGGTTCTGACTCAGCTCATCGTCAGCAGGTTCGAGGAGTTGAAGCAGAACCGCGGTGTCAAGGAGGACATTTGGCTCGAGTGCGTTGACGCGTACATGGGCCGGTTGTCCGACGAGTGGTATGACCGCGCGAAGAGCGAGCGGAGGTCAGCCCGTTTCGTTGGAATGAGTTTCGACGCCGCTGAGAGCAACCACTCGGTTTTGATGTCGATGATGATGTCCGGTGAGAACTGGTTGAACATCGAGCCCGCCATGCCTGGCCGCCTTGAGTACGACGACGAGGGTGCGGACCAGCTCAAGAGTCTTCTCCAGCAACAGATGTATCAGATCAATTTCAAGCGCGACATGGCCTTGCTGATCAAGCAGTTGTGTATCGTTGGGAACGCGCCATACACGGTTGGTTGGAAGCGTGAATACGCTGTGAACTACCCCGAGTACGAGCGGGCGATGGCCGAGTGGCAGGTTGTCCACGCCGAAGCCTGGGAGCGGTATCGCTCTGAGATGTCCCGGTGGGAACAGGCCGCGCGTTCCGCCCAGGAGCAGGGGCTCCCCGTCCCGCCAGCTCCCTCCCTGGTTGCGCCGGAGCCCCCTCCTGGGAACCCCGATCTCGCGTACTCTGGCCCTTCCTTTGAGGTCGGCTCGATCTTCGACTTCCTGATCGACCCTTACAGCCCTGATCCCGCTCGCCCGCTGATGTTCAAGCGGTCCTGGATCAGCGACAGCGCCCTGCGTCGCCTCGGCACGCGCAACCGGTTCGGGTACTCTGTCTACGAGGACGTGGAGGACGTGCCCCCGATGGAGCGCCGTACCGGCAAGGACAGCGACAAGGAGGTCTCGATCATGTCGACGTTCGGCATCGAGGCCCCTCCTGGCGATGCCCATGAGATCATCGAGTGTTGGGGTACCATCGAGGCCCCTGGCGACGGTGGCGTGGGCAAGAAGCCGTACGTGAACTTCGTCGGGGCCGTGATCAACCGCCAGCGCCTGGTGCGCTTCGAGCCCAGTTATCTGTGGTCTGGCAAGGCGGCAGTCGGCATGGCCAAGTACCGGGACGTGCCGGGCCAGGTCTACGGGATCGGCCCGCTGGAGCCGGTCCTCGGCCTCCAGGATTTGATCAACGCCCGGACGAACCAGTTGATCGACATCGTCTCGTACTCCATCAACCCCGAGTACAAGGCCTACGATGACTCCCGCCTGGCGAGCGAGTTTGTCAGCGCACCGAACAAGATTCACTGGGTGCAGGACATGGATAACTTGCAGGTGATCCAGAAGGATCTGCGCGGGTTGAACGTGGCGATGGGCGATGTTGAGCTCCTGAAGCAGGAGTTCATGCGCATGGTCAAGAGCGCGAGCCCTGCGTCAGGGCCCTCCGATGAGAGCGCGACGAAGACGCGCCAGCAGGGGGCCGCGGTGGGGAACGACCTGGCCAAGATCGCCGCGTACATCGAGGAGACCGGCCTCGCGCCGATCATGGATCTTTTCATAGAGCTCAACGCGCAGTACCTGCCGAAGGCCACGGCGGTTCGGATGATCGAGAGCGGTCAGCCGGTCTTCAAGGAAGTCAGCCCTGAGACGATCAGGAAGGGCTACCTGGCCAGGGTCAAGGGTACGAGCTTCGCGTTGGACAAGCAGGAACGCCTGGACAAGCTCCTGATGTTCCTGCAAATGGTCATCGGTTCGCCGTTGGCCACGAGCGCGGTTGACCTTCTCGCGCTTTACAAGAAGGTCTATGAGGAGTTGGGCTTCGGTGACGTGGGAGAGATCTTCCACGACGAAGCCAGGGCAAACGAAATTCTTGGAGAAATGTTGCGTAGCGGCCTGCTCGGCAACAATCCTGGTTTCGATGCTGAGGTATGACATGGGAGAGGGGCACCTTGTGAGGAACGAACGCCTGAGGGCTGAGATCGAATCTCTCCATCGGTTGAGAGACACTGATGGGTTGTCACTGATCGTGCATGAGATTGGTCGCCGCGTTGACCTGGCGGGCAAGACTGTCCCACTGGATGAGTCCAACTGGGAGCTCAAGACAGCACACGGCGCAGGCTACCGTGACGCTCTGTCTGACTTCTTGAATTGGCTCTCGAGCCGTCTGGGCGGGCACATCAATGATGATGGGGTCGCAGTCCTCGGCACCCAACAGCTATCCGAGCGTAAACGGAAGGTATAAGCATGGACAAGCGAGATCAGTTCAGCGCTTTCGACATCGATGCTGGCGACAACGTGCCCCCTGAGGCACGCCAGCAGGAGGAGTCGGAGCCCAAGGCTGAAGAGCGTGAAGAGATGATCCCCAAGAGCCGGTTGGATGAGGTCCGTCGCCAGCGCGACGATCTCTACAGCCAGCGCGAGGAGATGATCCGGAGCATGCTCGAGGGCGGCGGGAAGGCCAGCCAGTCTGGCAGTGAGCCTGCTGGCGGTCGTGAGGCCGAGTTCGACCCCGATGAGGTCATCATCCCCGATGGGACTGACCCTGAGGTCG